GCGTTAACAGAAGCAGCATTGTTGACTGCTGGGGACGCTTGGACACTTGGGGAAATGAAGGCATTGACAATACTCCCTGGACCAAATGTTTATCTCTATCTATGTTGTGGTGCTGGTGGAACTGCCGATACTTATACAGCAGGCAAGTTTATGATCGAGTTGATCGGTGTATAAGTATCATTATAAATAACTAAATAAAAGGAGTTTATAATGTTAGGAAACTACGCCGGAATGGTTGTTCCTGGGTTCGGATCAACAAAAGTTACCCCGAATGATAATATAGTTTTTGATCCACCGTCAAGAGGATTATGGATTGGAACTGCCGGAAATATATCTGTAACTTTTCCTGATGGAGCCGCTGCTGTTGATATGCCTGCTCAGGCGGGGTTTTTCCCTTATTTTGTAATCCAGGTCAATGAAGGCTCAACTGCTCCAGCAGCAGATAACATTTGGACAATAGTATGATGATTTCTTTATCTATCAGTCCAATGAGTGTTCTTGTTTCTGAAAACACCGGAGAAAATATCGCAGTTGTGCCTAATCTCGATAACTTGTTAATTTCTGAGATTGATGAAATGACAATTGATGAAATTGATACAACTTTAATATGAGGATGCTATGAGACGCATTTGGTATGTATTTATTGTCCTGTTATGTTTGCTGAATGCCTCATGGTCTTTAGCTGCTCAGGAAACACTTTTTGAATCTGTACAGGAATTAGATGGAGAACCAGGAACATCTAAAGGTTCAGATTGGCGGCTTACTGATTTTGCCAACTTTGCTTTGCAGAATGACAATAATGATGAGTTGTTTGCCGCGATAGATAAAATTCAAATCATTCCGTGGGGTGGGGACATATCTTTTGAGGAGGATCAAGGTACGATTTATAACGGAGTATTTTATATCTGTATAACTTCGCATTTGTCCGCTAGTGAGACAGAGCCGGGGATTGGTGCTTTGTGGGAAAACGCATGGGAAGAGATAATAGCAGACGAAACTGATCCTGTGTTTATAGCTTGGGATAAGGATTATGCCGATTTAATTAACACCCCGACTATCCCTGATGCTTCAACCTTTTCGGGAGATTTTGAACCACTTAAAGGCGCCGACGATAACTATGTCACTGATGCAGAAAAAACTGTTTTGGGAAACACATCTGGAATTAATACAGGAGATCAGGATTTAAGCGGTAAGCAAGACACTTTGGTTAGCGGCACAAATATCAAGACAGTCAACAGCACCTCTATACTTGGTTCAGGGGATATTGCTGTTGAAGGAGCTTTACCAACCGGAACCGAAGGCCAAATGATAGAGTATGACACAAATGGTGATCCAATTGCTATTACTCCCGATGAAGTAACCTTCGCAGAACCATTGTCTTATGATGACACCTTGAAAGAGGTGTCAATTGATACTACTGGATTAGGTGGTTCATCAGTAACATTTACAGATACTGATCCAACAGCGACCTCAGCAGATGGAATTTATCAACTCACGGTATCACCGTATACCTTGTGGACAAAGGGGACTGATTGGTTGTGCGAGTCGGGAGTTGGTTGTGATGCTATTGACACCACGCCTCCAGTAGCCAGCAACTTTGCGACTGATTCAACTGGATTACAATACAGTTTCACCGCTTCTGAAACATCAACGGTTGATTGCACTAAACTCACAGCAACATGGGCGAATGCCGGAACTGTAGCCGATTTTACTGGTACTGACTCTCCCTGTGTCAGCTCAACTCCTGTTTATTCTGACGACACTGGAACTATGGCAGGGGCACAGGGTTTTCTTATTGACGCTGCAACTAATGAGAGTATTGCGTTTAGTGGGTTGAGTATTGATAATAGCTTGAATGAGACTGTTGCCTCAACGATAGGGAGTATCGTTCCAGATTTTAGTTATGATTTTGAAGATGGTACTACAGGGGATTTGACTCTTAACACACCTACTGGTGCTACTATTACGGTTTCAGATGTTGAGCCTCTTTCGGGTGTCTACAGCGCTCAGATAGATATTAATGAGGCGGTAACGATTGTGCCATATATGAGTAAATCTTTTACAGGTACTACGGACTATGCAACTAATTTTAAATTTGCACTAAGCAGTAATTTTAGATCAGTCAATATAGGAGGTGTTGTTACACTGTCACGATTCTACAATGGCGCAGCAACTGTTAGCGGTTTGCAGCTTAAGTGGAACGGTGCCAACATGGTATTGGTCCTGGATGAATCTATTGTAATAACCCGTGGAGTTGAACATATGATCACACACAGGATAACATCAACCAATATGTATGTATATCTAGACGGTGAGTTGGTTTATACATCCCCGGATACTACCCATAGTATTCCCAATAGTATACGAGTTGGGTTAGTATTGGGTCACAGCTTTAATACGGGTATTTCAGCTAAATTTGACGACTGGGGGATGGGATCATATGTTGAATAAATTACTTATTCTGCTGGCCCTTTTTACTGTCCCAAATATAACGTGGGGGGCAGCTTGCTCTACAATAATAAATCAAGGGTCTACTGAATCGTGCGACAGTATAACGCAGTACGGTATAACGTGGAGCCTTTCTCAAAACCATACTGTTGGACAATTTATCAACGGGGATTACTGGGCGGTTGACCCTGGAACTGGAGTTAATATTATAAATATAACGCCTGGATACCAGTATACAACCGATCCATCGTACAATGCACAACCCCGTCATATAAATGGGTCGATGTTGAATACGAGCAGTAAACCTCAAGGATTTGATGGTCAGAGAAACTACGATGGAACCAAAAACGTAGGGATCGGGATAAGCTCAGAGACACCTCTTGTATTGGCCAGTGGTGATTCTCTGTTGTCTTCTATCAGTAATCCGGATGCCGGATTATCAGTATATGAGAGTTATGTTGAAGTAGTGGCGATACTAACGGTTGTTGCCTCCCCTCCACCAGAGGGGACTTTTCGACCATCTTGGTATGGAGAAAAAGTTTTTTATAATTGGTCAACTGTTGATTTAAGTGGGCTTAAAAATATTGAGTACGCAGGTAAGCCTAATTCTACCAATTATATAGACAGGACCACAGGGCCAATCACTTTTTTTGGTGGGTGGGAAACCAGGTTTATCACTCCCATGACGATAGAGGATAATTATTATTGGTCAAACTACACTGCTGTGCCAATGGCGTTAATGATGAATTTAAACTATCCACAAGCTGAGAAAGAACAGATGGCTGTTAATATAATCCAGATGGGTATAGACTTTTTTGGATTTATAAGGGCCGGGGGTGGGTTTGCTCCTGATGCGGGTGTAAACTTAGGTTACAAATTGCCTGTTGTTTATGCTGCCGTATTGCTTAATGCCACGGATATGCTAGACGCTTTAGCTAAAAGCGGTAAGCGCAGATTCGAGGATGGATACACAACTGGGACAAGCGCACCAAGCGATATGGTGTTTTTTTCCGAGGACTCTACTTTTTACGTAGACCAAGCTTTAGTTGACATGACTAATAACCCTACGTGGATAGGTTATTGCGAAAGAGCTAATAAATCTTGTACTGATCTACCTTATTCCCAAGACATGCTAGATATGCCAGAGTGGGCCAGTCAGGGTTTTTACGGATTTAGTTCTTCAACTTCTTCATGGACCGCTGCATATAGAACTATAAGTAACGGTGGAGGGGTCTTCCCTGGAATATCGATAGCTGTAAGGCTGTTAGAAGGGGGTGTGGCTGCTTGGAACAATCCATCGCTTCTTGACTATGCTGATCGGTATATGGCTATAACCAATGGTGATCCCGATCCTTTTGGGTATGCAGTGCATGGTGAAGTGTCGGGATCACGTCCAGGAGGTTTGATAGGCTACATGTACGACACCTACCGCATGGACTATCCATATCCGCCGTACGAAATCGCTGAGCCAACCTGCTCAGACCTCACCCAAAACGGTGACGAAACAGGAATAGACTGCGGAGGAAGTTGTCCTCCATGTGAAACACCTGTATTACAAGGACTGCGTAAAGGAACATTCCGAATGTCAGGGACAGTGAATCCGGTGAATTTCGTAGAAACAGTAGAGTGATGGATTAGAAAATACTATCTGTCATTTTATGTTAACTCAGATATTTTAGACTTCTCGGCATTACTTGATTTCAGTGGCTGGAGAATAAGGGCTTGAACCTTGATAAGCGGAGTCAGATAAAAAAAAGAAATGAATTTTAATAGAGAGGAGAGATGAAGAAACCTTTAATAATTACCAGTCTAATCCTACTAACAGCATCTTTCTCTTTTGCTGCGCCAGGGCAAGGATTAACATCGTGGGATACCCAAATAGAGCCTGTAGCAAGTTCTGATTTAGTCGGGATTACAGATATATCCGATACTACTCAATCAGATAATGGCTCGTCAAAGAAGGCTACTATGACCCAGGTTGGGGCTTTTATGGCAACCTTGTTTACTTCGAAAACGGGCAACGAGACAATTGCAGGGGTTAAGACATTTTCTTCTTCCCCGATAGTGCCTACCCCTACAACAGATATGCAGGCGGCTACAAAGAAATATGTCGATGATAATTCTGGAACAGGTACAGTGAATGTTGTCCAGACAGTTGAGCCAACAGGTTCAACTACTTCTGCGCCGTCTGAGGCTGCTGTTGGTACTGGGTTGGCAAGTAAGCAGAATACTGCGGATGTGCAGGACGTTTCTGTTGATGTTGAAGAATTACTTGGAGCTACGGATAAAACGGATATTCGAGATATTATACAAGTTCCACATTCCTCTGAAATAGCTGATTTACAAACTCAGATTAATACAATCGAGATAGGTACATCCGTAGTTAGTGTGCCTGTCAACTCCAACTCCCCATGCACAACAGGGACAATAGCCTACAGTTTAGTCCCATTGAGAAAATATGAGTGTTTTGCCAATGCCAACTGGAAGTACTTTGACTCTACTGGTTTAGTCGATTGGGATGACGAAACTGTAGAGCAAGGGCAATTATTTTATCTCGATTTTAACTTAACACAAGTTGAAGATTTGGCTGGTGGTTGGACAATCATTGCACCAACAGGTACAGTTACAACCGATAGTACCGTCTATGGAGTTCTTGAGGGCACTCAGTCGGCAAGGGTACATAATAATGCTTCGGGGATGAACGCTTTAGTCTCACCAGACTTTGCTGATGCCAGCGTGATCTACTACCGAGCTTTAATACAAGCATCTGCAACTAATACATCAGGCCCCTTCGGATTTAGGTTCTATAACGACACCGAGGGGACTTTGGAAAGCCAGGGATATACTCATATATCATCAGGCTTTGGGGCTACACATGGGTCAGCACCGACCTCCGACCCAACCCCATTTGCCGCAGGGGTACCGCATTATGTATGTGGGAAGTTTCAGATAGCATCAGGTGTAGGAGCTAATGACGGACAACATATTGTAAGTGTCAGCGATACATCCAATCCAGCTAATGGCAGTACTATCTCAGTAACTAATGGGACGGGCTATCTACCAGTAAATCGCATCTATCTTGCACAATACAGTAGCAACGCCATGTTAATAGACATAGCTGAAGCCTCAACAGAGGTAATACCAGAATGTGGAAACATGTAGTAGCACTAATTTTACTACCTATAGCTGCTCAGGCGCAAACTGTTGTAAATCATGACTTCAATAATAGCAGCTTTGGCCCTCTTGGAGCACAAAGTTTCTGGTCAATTCAGACCACGGGAGGCATGAGCAATTCCCCGGCTGCAAGACTAACTGTTAGCGAGTCGGGAACCGCCGGAAAGGCCCTGACACTTAATGTCAGCTCATACGCCTCTAGTGTTTGGTGGGTTGAGTTTGATGTTAGAATACAAAATGAGCCAATAGGTGGTAGTAAGTTTATTAAGCTTTTCGCGGATACCATTCCTACGTCAAATAATATGACTGTTGGAATAAATCCTGACGCTAGTCCACAAACCAATGTTGGAGTCAGTTACTATGGAGATACAAACTGTTCTGATCCATGGTCCGGCCCTAAGACATATAACGATTGTGGCTCGATATGGGAGAGAACAGGTGGGGTGATCGACCTGAGGGGCGATGTATGGCGTCATTATGAGGTAATGGTGAAACGGGCCGACCCTGGTACGAGAAATGGGGAAACCAAGGTCTGGTTTGATGGAACTCTTCACTCCCATATAACTAACCAAGATAGTAACCCCTCACCTATAGATCCCTCACCTGGCTTCCATAGCATAGAGCTTGGTGGATATGTCCGTGAATACCGACCTGACACAGGAGTTGGGTTTTTAACTGGTACTACTCCAACTTGGTATATGTGGCTTGATAATGTTTACATAGGAACAACAGAGAAGGGCACTCCAGAAGTCCTAACCTGCCACCCCGATCTAGATAATGATCTCTATCCAGGGTCAGGGAGTCAATCCGTTGAAACCTGCCCAACAAATTATTATACCTACGATCATTTTGCTTCGATGATTGCTGACTGCAACGACAATAATGTCTCTATCAATCCTGGAGTAACTGAAGTATGTGGTAATGGGATAGATGAAGACTGTTCCGGATCAGATACGGTGTGCGGTGCTGCTGCTGAAGTTGGTTCTTTTTGGCTCTATAAAAATTCTGAAGGTAAGGCATATGTTCCTGCTGCAAACTAAGGGGTCAATCATGATAAAAAAAATAATATCGATACTTGTAATTACCTTTTTATTTGGCTGTTCTCCACAAAAACAATATATCTTGACCGAACAGCAAATTGACAGCCTGAACGGAAGTACAGCTATAGCCCTATGGAAAGCAAGTAAAGCTAAAACAGATGAGTGTTCAAGCCCAGCAGTTGTTAAAGCTATTGCCGGAATGTTTTTTGTCAGAAATTATTCTGATTGCTGCTGGCAACATGATTTCGATTATCACTATGGGTATATTTATGGAATAAGCAAAGAGCAAGCCGATTATAGTTTACATGAGTGTGTAGATGCAAGTAATAATCCAATTGTGGCAGATGTAATTTACAGTTTTGTTAAAGTTTTTGGTGATGAATTTTATAAAGGAGATTAAAAATGCCAACAGTAAAACAACAAGTATCGTCGAAAACAAATCAGGTTATGGTTGTATGTGGTGCTGTTCTTTCTATCTTGCCGACTTTTGGTATTGAGATTGGAGCGGAGGCAGCTACAGGAATAATGGCACTTGTTGGCATTATTATGAGACAGGTCACTAAAGAACCTTTATCGGATAAATAATGGAAAGTAAAATAATCTCTATTGTCGGAATGGTTGCAGGTTGGATTTTGTCGGCAATAGCTCTTGCAGCATGGATTGGAAAACTAGGGAACAGAGTGGACAAGTGCGAAGAAGATATAAAAGGTCTTTCTAGTGCTGTCACACTCCCGCAATGCATAGAAAGAATGGATTCGATAAAATCAAACTCTAATTTGCAATTTAACCATGCTGCTGAACGACAAATAGAGATTAAAAAACTAATCCAAGAACAAAATGAAGCAGTTTTGTTGCTTAATGAACAGAATGAAAGGAGATTGGCAAAAGTTCAGGAATTAGCTGAGGAGCGTTTTGATAGATTGGTTGGATTGTTGGTCAAGAACATAGAGAATAATAAATAATTTAAATCGGGAGTAAGCATGTACAAATTATCTGTAGATTTTAAAAAATGTAAAGATTGCTGGACATGTGAAACTCTCCTTCCTCGATTTCGTTCTGTATATGGCGGATCTTTACTGATTAGTGAAATAAGAATTGATGACGAGGAAATCAGGGCAGCAGCAAGAAGGGTACAAGATGGCTGCCCTAATGGCGCGATAAAACTTCAGAGGGTTGAGTGATGACTAGCGAAGAGAAATTTTGGATGGCAGTAAATATTTATCATGAGGCCAGAGGAGAATCAAACGTAGGAAGGATTGCTGTTGGTCAAGTAGTTTTAAATCGTGCGGAAAAGAGAAGGCAATCCATTAAAAGTGTTATTTTAGCCTCTCAACAATTCTCTTGGCACAATGGTAATAAATACCCCGCCATTTTAGAATACGAATCATTTATCTCTTGTATGGAATCTGTTGAGAAATTAATAAAAACAAGAGAAGAACTTAAAAACCCTTTTTATGGCGCTGATCATTATTTTAATCCTGATAAAGTTTTGCCAAGTTGGGCAAAGAAAATGACTTTTATAATGAAAATCGGCAATCACTCTTTTTATAGGTCTTAAAATGGCAACACTAGATACCATACGAATTTTGATTCAGGATACCAGTTTAACCCCAATAATGGCTGATGCTGATATTGAAGCTATCCTCTCGATAGAAGATAACGTTTATAGGGCTGCATCAGCCTGCTGCAGGGCCATGGCAGCCTACTTTGCTAAAAAGGTATCTCTTACTATAGACGTTATAAAAATCGCTAATAATCAGAAATTTGAGCACTACACAGCGTTAGCCAAATTTTATGATCAAAGAGCCAGGGAGGGCGGTGGTTCTTCTGGCGGTGGAATGGTCGGCACGGGTATTCTTTTGACTGGTGTTTCTGCTTCTGAAATGGATGCTGTAATAGATGATACTGACAGGGTAGATTCAGTTTTTTATGTAGGGTTAAATAACAACCCAAATAATCCAGATGAGGAATTAAGTTAATGGCTGATTTAACTATTCCCGCCGATATTATAGAGGGGTTTCTGGAAATCCTGGAAGAGGTCGGGGTTGAAGGACAATTACAAATCAATACTGTATCTGGTACAGAATTTAATCCTATAATAACCCCTTCAACAGAGAGCATTGAACTTGTTCCTGTCAATTATAAGGTAAAAGAGATAGATGGAACAGTAATTCAACAGGGCGATAGAAAGTTTTTGTTTTTATCAACCGCTATCCCGGCAACAACCGGCAAGATAATTTTAGATAGTATTAATTACAATATTGTTGATGTTCAAATAGTGGCTGTATCAGGAATAACGGTTTTATATAAAGTTCAAGGTAGAAAATGAGTTTTGCTGACGACATTAAGAAGTTTGCCGAAAAGACAAACAACACGATAGATGAGGTTGTTGTTCATTTTATACTTGATCTTTCAGAAAGGGTGATTGTCAAAACACCTGTTGAAACTGGGTGGGCTAAAAATAATTGGGTTGCAACTGTCGGGGCACCAAATACAGGCGTTCCTAATTCTGCTGATAAACTAGGCCAAGATGCATTAAATGGAGTGCTCTTTACAGCTCTTTCAGCGCTCGGAAAGGTATATTATCTGACCAACAATGTAGAGTATATTAATGTTTTGGAATATGGAGGTTTTCCTAACCCTCCTAAGCAAGGCACAGGTTTAACGGCAGGTGGGTTTTCACTGAAGGCACCAAGAGGAATGGCCAGGCTAGGTGTTATGGCGGCCAAAAAAGAGATGATGAGGAAGGTCAGGAGGGGTTATGGTTCAGTTCGTTAACTCAAATAGAAAGGAGGTGATCTAGTGTCTACAGCCTTGGTTCATTTAGCTATTCAGTCCGCCTTGGCTGCGTTGACTCCAGCTATATCTAATAGTTGGGAGAATGTCAATTTCGTTCCTATTGCTGGTACACCGTATCAAGGGCTAGATATCTTTCTTTCTGATCCTGATAATTTGGGTTATGGATCCGGGCCATATAGAGACGAAGGCTTTTTCCAGGTTTCTTTAAATTATCCAAAGTATGCCGGAACAGCAACTGTACAAGCAAGGGCTGATCTAATTCGTTCAACATTTTACCGAGGGAGGACATTAACATCCGGCTCTCAAAAAGTAGTAATTAATAGGACACCAACTATTTCTAAAGGCCGGGTTAACGGCGACTTTTGGTTGGTCCCAGTCACCGTTTATTTCTTTTCTAACACAGGAGTATAAAAACAAATGACAATTGCATCTGGTATTTTTAAAGTTTTATCAATCAAAAAGCAGACTGGCCTCGGAGTTGCTGCTTCTGGGGCTGACGGCACAGCCCTCCCAAGAACTTCTTCGAATATTGCTTTGAAGAAAGCCTCTTATGGTTCTGCCACTATTAAGTTAAGTCAACAGCGTTCTGACTTTCGGCATGGTATCCGCTCTGTTGACGGCACAATCTCAGGAGAGTTGAATGTTGGTGTATATCAGCTTTTTGAGGCTTCTATGCTCAGGCAGGCTTGGCAGACAGCTTCGACCACTACAGAGATTTCTGATGTGACCGCATCCGCTTCTGGTCCTCAATATGTTCGTGGCTCTGGATCCTTCTTGACTAATGGGTTCAAGACTGGTGATGTTATCCGCTGGGCTGGTTTTACAGCTACTCAAAATAATGCCAACAACTTTCTGATTACTGCCCTCACAGCTACTCAAATGACAGGTATTCACCTTAATGGTGATGCTGTTGTTGCTGAGGCAGCTGGATCGGCCGTAACTGCCACAGTAGTTGGCAAAAAGACTTGGATTCCTCAAACCAGTCACACTCGGGACTACTACAGTATCGAGCATTTTCATTCTGATATCAACCAATCTGAGCTTTTTACTGATTGTATGTTAGGTCAAATGGCCGTTAAACTTCCTGCAACCGGTATGGCAACAGTAGATTATTCGGTTATGGGACTGAATATGACAGCTGGGACTTCTCAAGTCTTAACTACCCCTGTAGCTGCTACCGAGGGTGGTAATATCGCTGCCGTAAACGGTGCTCTGTATATTAACGGTACCGCTGTTGGTTTAATTACCGGCTTGGATTTTACGGTTAATGGCAACGTAACCGCCCCTGGTGGTGTAGTAGGTTCTAACGTGGATCCTGACCTATTCCCTGGCGCGTTTGATGTCAAGGGCAACGCTACTGTATATTTTCAGGACGCGGTTATGAGGGATATGTTCATCGATGAGGATGAGGTATCTATTATTGCCGCATTTACAACCGGCTCTGATAAAGATGCCGAGTTCAAGGTTTATGTCTTCCCCAGGGTTAAGTTTGATGCCGCTTCTAAAGATGATGGCGAGAAAGGCTTGATCGCAACTATGGGTTGGACAGCCCTAGAAAATATTGCTGGTGGAGCGGCTGTTGATTCTGTAGCGTCTACAATGTCGATTCAAGATAGTAAAGTAGCATAATAGTACGATTTATTTTATAAGAGCCTGGCTGTAAAAGGCCAGGCATATTTACAACCAAATTCCAATTATTGGAGAAATGAAAATTATGGAAAATCAATCTTTTGACCTCTCAATGTTTGATACAGTTTCTGCTTGTAACAGTGGTGCTAAAATAGAATTGCTGAAACCGAATGGTGATGGTTCAGGCATCTTTATTTCTGTTCTTGGCCGTGATTCCGATGTTTATAAAACTTTTGAAAGAGAACAACGTGACTCTATGAACAGGAAGATCATGTTGGCCAGAAAGAGAGGTCAAGATATCCGCCTTGATTCCGCTGAAATGACAGAAGAAAAGGAAATTGAATTACTGGCTAGACTGACTACTGGTTGGGAAAATGTCCCCGCTTTTGATGGTCAAGGACTGCTTCCTTTTAGTAAGGACAACGCCATTGCATTATATACTAAATACCCGTCTATTCGGAGGCAGATGGATGACGCTTCTGGAGATATGCAAAATTTTATAAAGAGCTGATTCAAGATTTAGTGGCATTTGCCAAGTCCTTCTTCGAGTTTGATATAAAAGGGGAAGACGGGAGCACAAAGCGTGATCATCTAATGGTTGCTGCAAATGCCACTAAAAAGGTTCCGGTTGAACTTCAGGACCAACCGGAACTACCTGAATCAGCTGCTCATGTGTGGGATTGGTTTTTGGAATTAAACTCTGAGAGAACAGCGTCAATGGCTGGCTTAAACACAATCAGTTACTCAGAAATAAGAGCTTGGGCAGAATTGGAAAACGAGAAATTAGCAGTTTGGGAAGTCAAAGCAATAAAAGCCCTAGACAGGGCCTTCTTGAGTCGAAAGGATAAAAATGGATGATATTACCTCTCTTCAGATAAAAGTCGATTCTACACAAGTAAAAACGTCTACATCAGCGTTGAATGATCTAGGCAAGGCTGGAGAAAACGCAGAGAAAGGGGTTAAGAAGGTTGATTCTGCTTCTGGAGCAATGGCAAAATCTCTTCATGCTGCTAAAATAGCTGCCGTAGGTATAGCAGCCGGTATAACTGCTATCAGTGCCGCTATACTTACAATGAGTGTCAAGGCAGTAAAGGATTTTGCTGCTTACGAGAAAGGATTAATTGGGGTTCAAAAGACCACTGATTTTACAGCTAAAGAGATGGTGAAATTTCAATCCGCTATTCAGGCAATATCAAGAGAGCTTCCTATTGCTACTGTAGAGCTTTTAGGGATAGCTCAGGCGGCTGGTCAACTCGGTGTAAAAGGGGTTGAAAACGTTTCTAGATTTACTGAGGTGATGGCCAAACTTCAATTATCAACTGATGTAGTTGGAGAAGAAGGAGCAAAACAAATAGCTCGACTTCTAACTATTACAGGGGAAGGTATTGGGGTGATTGATAACTTTGGTGCTGTATTGGTTGCTCTTGGTAATAATGCTGCTGCAAGCGAGTCAGAGATTCTTTGGCTTGGTTCTGAGATAGGACAAGCCACTTCTACTTTTAGATTGTCAGCCAATGAGGTAATTGGTCTTGCTGCTGGCATGAGAGAGCTCGGTGTCAGGGCTGAATTAGGTGGCTCTGTAGTTGCAAGAGCAATGAGGGAAATAGAAGGAGCAATTAATACTGGCGGTGAGTCAATGCGACTACTCTCTACCATGACAGGGATAGCCGGAAATGATTTAAAGAAGACTTTCCAAGATGATGCTGTTGGAGTATTTCAAGCTTGGCTAAAAGGTATGGGAGGAATGATCAAGTCTGGGGCAACCGCAGTAGAGGTTCTGGACGAGTTCGGTTTAAAAGGGGAAGAAGTTCTGAAGGTTCTCCCGACTATGGCAATGAATTATGATACTATTGCTAAAAGTATGAATTTAATGTCAGAGGAGCAGGAGAAAGGAACAGCCCTTAACATAGAAGCGGCCAAGGCAGCAGCAGGACTTGACGCTCAATTTGGTATTTTTAAAAACCTTGTTAATGAGATTTCTATTTCTATTGGTGCGTCCCTTGCTCCAAGAATCAAAGAGGTACTTGGTCAACTTCGTGATTGGTGGGATGCTAATAGTGAGATAGTAAAACAGGATATGGCTGTTGTTTTTAGCGCGGTTGCTGATGCTATTGGGGCTATAGGTACGGCTCTACATTCTGTTATTTCAGGAATGAATCAACTTACCCTAACCAGGGAAAAGAATTTAAACAAACATAAAGTCCTTGAACTCAGAGAAGAGATGGGCGGTTTAAATGAGGATTTGTACAGATTAAAAGAAGGATGGTTTGGGGTAGGAAAAGGAAGTGCGGAAGAGATAGCTAAAACAGAAGCAGCTGTCAAAGAGTTGATGACTCAAATAGAGGCTCTTGAAAACGGAACAAAAAAGACAGAAGGAGCAATTGCTAGTACTGGTGAAGCAGCTACTGGGACATATACAAAAATGGAAAAAGCTGCACAAGAAGCTTTAATAGCCCAAGAAAAAGAAAGGCTGGCTATGGAGCAAAATCTTTTGATCCAGTTGAGAAAACAACAAGAGGAAGAGGAGTCGGCTATTGTTGCTGAAAAAGCTGCAGAGGAATATGCTAATTTTTACCAATCCACTCTTGATAGACTCCTCCCATTAGTAAAAGAGCAAAAGGATTATAATGCCGCTTTGGCAGTTCTTAAAGATATGGATCCGAGTCAGTCTACAGAAGCATATAGAACTGCGCTTGACAATCTTGAAAAATCTCTGACTGTAAATATTGAGAAAGCAAAAGAATTAGCAATTGAGAGGGAAAGGCTGGCAGAGAACATTCAACTTGGTTCTACTGGTCCTGATGAATTAAGAAATGCTGCTGCACCTGAGCAAGTTCGACAACAAAATGAATTACTCAGGCTGCAAAACGAATACAATGAAGCAGTAGATAAACAAGTTGCTATTCAAAGAGAATTAGGAGCTGCCTATGGCCTGTCTGCGCAAGAAGCTGAAAAGTTAAAAAAGGCTTTTGCTTCTGAGCAAATAATGAAAGAGGTAGATTCCTTACAATATCTAACCACTTTCTCTGGCCAATCTTTTGGAAATGAAATAGCTGACGGGGTAAATCGTGCCGCTCTTTCTGTTTCTAAAATGAATACCATGTTTGAGGAACAACTCAAATTACAAGATGAAATTAAAAAGAAAAGGGAAGCAATAACCAAAAGTACCGAACTCGATGCTAATCAAAGAAAGAAAGGTCTCAAAGAATTAGATGATCTTGAATCAGCAATGCTCTCTGATCAATTATCCGGGTATAGCAATTTATTCGGAACTATTGGCCAACTCTTTGATGAGAATAGCAAAGAGAGAAAGACCATGCATACCTTAGAAATGGCCTTTGCTGCAGCTGAGATAGCCATAAACGTTCAGAAAGCACTAACTAATGCTGTAGTGGCTATAACCAATCAGGGTTCTGGCGACCCTTATACAGCTTTTGCTAGGATAGCCGCTATGGTTGCTATAATGGGGGGAATAGTCGGTATGATAGGTGGTTCTCTTTCCGGTGGTGGTTCTTCCGGCAAGCAGAGTTCTTCGGCCACGACGGGAACAGTATTTGGTGATCCTTCTGCTTCTTCCGAGTCTCTTAAAAACGCCACCGACATTCTTTCTGAGTTTGAGGAAAAGCAATACTCTGAGTTAAGGGCTATTCACCGTGAAATGACCGCTTTAAATTCTAATATCACTGGTTTGGTAACAGGATTGATCAGAAGTGTTGGTGGAGAATTTAATGGCATGACATTGTCCAATACTGTGAATGAGACAGTAAAGAAATTCAGCATGATGCTTGACCCTCTCACCACCTGGCTTCTCGGGGATAGTTCTGTTGCTAAATGGCTGTGGGGAAGTAAAAAAGTATCTGTAACAGGAACAGGAATAGATGTTGCGCCAACAACAGTGGGGTCATTGCTCGGTGGCGGGGATGCAAGTGTTAGGATGTATCAAGACATAGAAACAAAAAAGAAAGGAATGTTCGGTGGTTTATTTGGTGGAAACAGTACTAAAAACTCAACTACTTATACACAGGCAGATGAAGATGTAACCAGACTTTTTACCCAAGTGTTTTCTGGGATGAGTAAAACACTTGTTGAACTTACTGAAGGGTTAGGGGCAAATTTATCAACAGCATTATCATATGCCTTTACTATCCCTAAACTCAATTTAATGGGCAAAAATGGTGAGGAAATTACAGAGGCGGTTCAGGCCGCTATCTCTACCGCTTTTGACAATGCCGCTTCTGCCGTATTAGGCGGATTAGTTGAAAAGTATCAACAAGTATCTGAGGGAATGTTTGAAACAGCAGTCAGGGTTTACACTAATCAAGTTGTTGTGATGGATGCGTTAGGTAGAACTGGCAATGCTACATATGGTAATATACTTGATTTAACTCAAGCGATTGTTGGATTGGCTGGAGGCACAAATGAATTTGTTGCTACTTTCGAAAACTACATAGAATTGTTTACTACAGAAAACGAGAAGTTAGCAAAGTCTTTGGATTTTACTGTAAAGTCAATTGCTGATTTGGGGCTGGTCTTCCCGACTACACGACAGGGCTTTTCTGACTTAGTTTCCTCCCTTGATGTAACTACAGAGTCAGGTCAAAGGGCATACGTCGCATTATTAAGTTTAGCTGATAGTGCTGATCATCTCTATTCAGCTATTGAAGAAGTAATGGAGTCAATAAATGATACATTAGCCAAATTAGGAATGTCTGATGCAGAAAAGAGCCTCTACAATTTAACTAAACAATATGATGAATATATTGAGACCCTAAAAGCCTCTGGTGCTGCCCTATCTGATATCAGTAAGGTGGAGAGGGCCAGGACCGGTCTTTTAAAAGAAGCCGCTGGCGATTTACTGGCCACCATAAAAAACCAGGTAGAAGAATATGCCAATGCAGTCAAAATTGCTGAGGATAATATTCAAAGTGCGTATTCCAATGCCGTTTCTAAAAGAGATGCTGCTCAAGAAAAGGTTAACAGTTTACTCGAAAGGTCTTCTGTTAATTTAGAAAGTTTCTCTAAATCGATTGATAGTTTTTTAAATTCTTTAGATCTTCAAACTTTAGAATCCAATTTTGATAATTTAAAAGCTCAGTTCATGATAACCGCCAGTGCGGCTGCAGGAGGTGATTCTACAGCTCAGAATAATCTTTTGGCGCAAGCTAATTCTGTACTTGCTGCTGCTGAATCAAATAGTACCGATAAACTTGAGTATGATAAGATAGTAGCTTTAGTTAGATCGCAAGTATCAATGGTTCAAGGTTCTATTTCTCCTGGGATAAATACGGATATAGCCGATGCACAATTAGAATTGGCAGAAGCAACAAGTGAACTGGCTCAATTTGAAGTCTTGGCTATCAAGGCTGGTGTCACTTTAGAAACCTCAGCTGATAAAACAGCTAAACTTTTGGCTGAATTAGATGATGCTTATCAAGAGGCATTTTTAAATAATGTGGATGCTCAAAGACAATATCAAATAGCGTTGTCTTTGACTAATGGGTTGACCTTCGAAACAGCAACCGCACTTTCTGAATTGATATCGAATGTAAACGCTCTTCGTTCTACAATGAGCGCATATGCTAATTCATTTGGTAATGCAAACAACTCTTATTCATCAACGAGTTTTGACCCTGCAAATATAATGTACCTGACCGCTCAGTTGGGTTCTATGTTCGATATTATGGCTGAAATAGAGAGATACAAAAGCCAAATAAATAATCAAATATCAGGAAGTTTTGCTGTAGGAACAGATTATGTTCCTTATGACATGACCGCAAATATTCATCAGGGTGAAAGAATAGTTCCTGCTGCTTATAACCGAAGCGATAAAACTAATGCCGAATTGGTTGCCGAAATACAGGCACTCAGGAAAGAAATGAACGCTGTCATGTATCAAGTAGCAAAGAATACCTTAAAAACTGCTGACTATGCGGAAAGACAAGACGGAACAGTCATGAAAGTGGCTGTAGTAGAGGAAATACCAGCTTATCAGCGTGAAGCTCAGGTAGTTGGAAATACTATAGGTAGTGAAACCGGTGACTCTACAATATTGCTGGAAGATGGTACAGTTGCAACACAAGAAGATGGATCTTATTGGGGTCAAGAGGGTTGATATTTAAATAAGGAACGTAAATGGAAATAATTGTGCCATTAACAATAACAGAAGAAATGATCACGTCGTCCAATGTTGCTGAAGATGATTATGAAGAGTGGACGGATGTTGGTACAGAAATGTATTCTTTTAATGCCTCCCCTTTAGAGTGGTCGGGTATATCTATCGATTCATTAACGGCCGATGTATATGCCTGTTCGGCTACAGAGATTAAATGGTCAGGCATTACTATTGATCAGAATACTAAAACTGTTTACTCCTGTGTAAAAGGTGGAGATATTTATTTCAGGGCGTTAGGGGATTCTTATTTTAATGCCATTGGTCAAACAGTTAGGGATTGGTCAGGAATAGCTGTAAATTCCTCTAACGGTGACTTATACGCCTGTGTTTATGGTGGCGGTGTTTATAAAAGAGTAGGTGCAGGCGATTTTATAGAGGTTGACGCGACGATTAGAAACTGGATAGGGGTAACTATAGACTCGGCCACAAATGACGTGTGGGCATGTGTTTTTGGCGGTTTTATCTATAAACAGACTGCTGGTGCTGGGTCATTTAACGCTATAACAGCAACGCCACTTAATTGGTCAGGAATAACCATTGATCCTGTAACCAAAGATATTTATGCCTGTGTCAATGGTGGAGATATTTACAAGCAGGCAGGTGGTTTAGGAAATTTTATCGCTATGGGACAAACCTCAAGGGCATGGACCGGGGTTTCTGTCAATTCTGATACAGGAGATATATACGCCTGTGTAGCTCGGGTTGGTTTGTTTATTTACGGGACGACCGTTTATAACACTGGCAACCGGGTTATTTCTACTGCAGATCACAGCATCTATGAATCATTAGTTGATTCTAACGTGAGAAAAAATCCTATAACAGATTCTGTTTCATCAAATCCTTCCTGGGCAAGAGTAGGTACGACAAATAAATGGAAGATGTTTGACTATAAAGTAAGTAGTCAAACTGTTGTTGCAAGAAATATTACAAACGTGATAACCCCGGGGATAAAAATATCTGCCATAGGCTTAATAGAAGTTGAGGCCACTCAGGTAATTGTTACAACAGAGAACCCTACAACAACTAGGGTCGTCGATATTACTGATGAAATAACAGACTTAGTGATAAAAGATCTTGCTGCTGATGATATAATCATAGATAATTCTCTGATTTCTGATCTCGATGACATGCTTATATCGGAACTTGATGAAACTGTAATTGGAGATACAGCGGCTTGGAATGAATCAACAGTATTTACAATAACCATAATTAACTCTTCATCACCAGCTAAATGTGGGGAGATGATTATGGGAACATCCCAAGATTTAGGTTTTCTTCAATATGGTGTTGACCTTGGTATTTTAGATTATTCTGTTAAAGAAACGGATTCTTTCGGTACTCCTAAATTGATAGTCAGAGAATTTGCTAAAAAGGGCAATTTTGATGTATTGGTAGATCAAGTTAATCTTAATTCTGTTTATAGAAAACTGGCCAAATATAGAGCAACTAATGTTTTATGGATCGGTGATGATAATATAGCGCCAACTATTATTTTTGGGTGGTGCCGTAAATTTAATATTGTTTTGCCGCAATTAAATGTAAATATCTGCTCACTTGAAATAGAGGGGATGACATGACAACCATTACCAGCCCCACTATATTTGCTCCTTCAGCAGATACCGTTGTTAAAAAAGGAGGGATGTTTAAAATAAGCTCACTAGGGCATTTAGAATATATCTCCAAGCTAAAGCCTCAGATAGAAGCCACCTCACTTGCCGGGTTAATAGAGTTGGCTCAATTAGGCTCTACAATAATTGATGGTGGTTATATAAAAACCAATTTAGTGGATTCCGATACTTTATTGGCGGATGTTTTATTTATAGGAGATATGTTAGACGGGGATTTTTTGAGACAAGACCGTATTAATGTATCGTCCTTAATGATTAATATGGGCCTCGGTGATTTAGCCTATGAGGATGTTGTTGAGGCTGCTCAGTTAGGGACCACTTTAATTTCCGGTGGGTTTATACGAACAGATTTAATAGATACCGATGCTATATTGGCAGATGTTATTGTTTCTGGTGATTTAGGAGAGCTTGCCGGGTTAGATACAATAGAGACTAATCATCTTGGAGCGACAATAATATCTGGTGGGTATATACGAACTTCGCTATTAAGTACCCAGATTCTATATGTTGGTGATGCTGATTTAACCTCTGAGAATATAGCACTTAATACTTCTTATGTTGGAACACATCTAGCAACTGATGTTGCTTATTGGGCAAGTCACCCTGCTGAGGTAATAAATGCGAATGTAACTACCATATCTGGCGGGAAAATAACTACAGGATCTATTGCTGCTGATAAAATTATAAGCAACTCCCTTACAGCTAATCAAATTGCTGCTAACGCTATTACAGCAATTGAGTTGGCTTCTAATTCTGTCACTGCAGCTAAAATAATGGCTGGGCAAGTAATTGGCGGTCACATAGCAACGAGAACATTAACTGCTGATAAGATAGCAGCTAACTCTTTAACAGTTACTGAGATATGGGGGT